ATATAAATATGTTCCTAAATTTGTTTAATGTGACCAAAATCATCGCCTACATAAATTTTTACTGACATATTATCGGTTTCAAATGCAGACTGTAAAACATCTATTAAATCAGTTTCATCTGGATGAATATCAAAAATGAAAGCATCATAAAGATACATCATAAAAACAGATTTCTTATTTTGCATATAAGGTAAAATACTTTTTATCTTACGAACATTATATTCTGTTTCTAACGATTGAAGAACATAATTGAATACCTTATTCGGTGTTGCATCTTGAATATCTCTAAAATTCTTTTCATAGAACCAAGATTTAACCATACCATCATTTTTATACCGTTCATATAATTCATCTATGAGTGCTTGAACTGAACGGAAAAATGTATGATTCATAAACTCTGGAGTTATGGTTCCGTATATGTTCTGGAACACTTTTCCTTTGAATTGGTCATAGTCCATATCTATCATCAAATCTTTTTGTATCTGATCGTATGGATGTGATTCAAATTTATAGTCTAATATCTTTGCCAATAATTTTATGTGAAAAGCATCGTAGTCAAATTGAACAATCTTTCCCCCATCAAATCGTGAACGAATTTTATCTCTACTACCATCTTTCTTATTCATTGCAGAGAAGTTAAATCCACCCCAAGCATTACTTGGTCTACCCGTTGTGGTATACCACATATAATTTTGTTTCTTCCATTCTTCACCAACTAGAATATCATTTTTTTCAATTTCATGGAATACGGTTATGAAATCATTACAATAGTCTATACAATTTTGACTAATTGAATTATCTATGTAAATTTTCATAACATATCTTGCAATTCTTCTTGCCCATTCCAATTGTTTTGAAAGTGGTATAACTTGACCTAAATCTTCTATCTTGTAAAATTTGTTTGCAAGTATTTCCATTCCTTTTGGATAAAATTCATGTTGATTTATATGGTCTGATATGTAATAATGTAGATATGAATTTAAGTCTATGCCATCGGTGAATCCGTTATACACCAATGCCTTTTTATTAAAAACAATTGTTTTTGAATGTAAACTAATATCTTTTAATGTAATGTCACTATCTATTTCGTCTGGATGGGTAAAGTTAATATATCGTTCTTCTCCATTTATGAAAAGAAAATACATACCGATAATACTAACATCGGATGAATGTTTGTTTGGATTGCTTGTAATTGGAATGCAAACCGAAGGCATTTTTTGGAATATCATAATATAATAGTTGATGTTACTAAAAGAACTATAATATAATGAATTTTATCCAAACTGGCAAATTTATTATTATTCAAAATCGTCATCAGTTATGGTAATCGCACCGTCTGGCAAAGATGATACAGGAGGTATTACTTTTCTTGCAGGTGGCTTAATTGCTGGTACATTTTCATATACAGTCAATTCTCTCGGATTTCTTACAATTTGTAATAATAACCTATTGGTTTGACCGTATCTTTCAATTATACGCAAATTACTATCTATAACTCCAGCTATTTTCAAATATCTACCTTCATAAATATCGTATTCTGGACCATCAACTTTCCAAGGAATAGGAATCAACTCGTATAAAAATTGGTTTATGCCTTCTGTTGTGCTATGATATGTGCTAGCTTGAGCCGGTGATATTTCAAAGAAAACTCTATCTCTTTCATTTCTCTTTGTTACAAAATATCTATATGTTTTACCAGCATCTATTTCTTTCTGTGTCAATTTTCTTTTTACTGGTCTCGGTGCACTATATCTATAATACTCGTCATTATTATTAGTTTTTTTTCTTCGTATTCCAGGTTCCCCAACATTTTTAGCAAAATGTTTTATATCATAATACTTTTTTTGTGGTTCGGATAAATTTCTAAATCGAATGAGTCTTTTTGATGCCAATGGATTCCATTCGTGTTCAGTAAATACTTCTCCAGTAGTGTACCTATGGTAAAATCCTTTGTATTCTGTAAAATCTTGCAGAAGCATAAATTCTTTACCATTGGTGAACAAATTTTTTACAATTTGATCATCAGGGTAATATATTTTCATTCTGAAATCTTTTATTTTCATTTATGATCTCATCATTGCAGTTAGTGATGTTTCCCATGCAGACGCATCTATTTTATTACTTATGGCACTTATTGCAAATCTAGATGCACCGTATCCCGGTGGTTTAAGATTTGTATTTACCGCTTCATTAAATTGCCACCCAGAACAACCATCAATAGAAACGCTGAAGTCTATCGGAAATAATATCATTGTTTTTGAATGATGTGCAGCGTCTGCCTTCTTTTTCAATTTAAGCAATGCCTTCATTGCATCACCCCATGATGTATTTATTCCTGTTTTTTCAACAACTTGTTGTAGTTTTAGTATGTTACCACCGGGGTTACCGTGAACAACTCCTCTTTTTCCAGGAACATCAACGTTCCCACCACCCATTACAGCTGCACCCATCGTTGAACTGGATTTACAAGAAACACTAACATTTTTTAACATAGGTCTAGCAAAACTAGCATTGAATCCAAATGCCCCAACAGGCGGGCAATAACTGAAATCTTCTACTGACAAAACCGATGTTCTCTGTCCTATTGATCCACAAGAGCTAAATTTTTCAACAACAGTTGCTCCTAATTGCCAAAAATCACCACAAGCTTCATTTGCTCTCGAACATAAATCACTTAAAAACTGTGTTAATTTTTTTTGTGATGTTTTGGTATTATTATCGTTAAAATATCTTCTCCATAACTCCTTGACGAAATCTGTATTAAACCATATACCACCAATGGGCGAAGATCCTCTAATTGCACTTGGTCCAGGATTAGCAGTTCCGGATGCACCATAACTGGATCCGTTCCATATAACTTCCATTGGATATGCACTCATATATCCGGCTGCACCTGCAAATAATGTATCATTTGCTATATCAACTTTTTTTATTTCACCTTTTGTTGCAGCTTCTATCAATGGAGATAAAAATGTTTCCATGCTTCCAAAATTAACATACCAAAACTTTTTAACTATTGGCTTTTCTATCTTTCCAGATGATCCGTCTTTTTTACCGTCTTGATTGTTTTTATCTTGAAATTTCTTAATGACATCATCGCCATCGGCTTTTTTCTTTTTTTCTGAATCCGAGTCTTCTTCACCTTCTTCTTCATTTTGAGCAGCAACTGCTGCCTCATCTTGTGGCGTAACTTCATCGGTTTGAGGTGGTTCAGGCATCCATGGAATGCCCATTGCTATGAATTTAAGTCCATCTTCTGAATGTGGGCTTTGTACTTCCCACGGCTTTATTCCATATATTTGTTCTGGTTCTCCAGTTCCAGTATTAGTGCTAGTATTACTTTTTGGTGGCGTAGTTGCCTCACCGGCCGCACCTGCAGTTGTAGATGGTTGTATTGGATTTAATTTTGCCATAACCTTATCAATTACAGTTGCAAGATCAGTACCAGCAACAGGAATTGCCTTTGGATCCAATGGGTTAAATGTTGCTTGTTCCCCATCATTTGCATTAGCATCTGCAGCTTTGGTTGTACCATCTGCCCCTTTTGTTGGATCCTCTGCAGGTGATGGTGTTGCCTTTTGCATGTTTGTACTAACACCAGTTGCAATTGCACCAGGAGCGATAACACTGGTTGAAGCTGTCACCGAAACATCTGTACCGACTGACCAACTAAAACTAACTACTTTACCATTAAAACCGAATCGAGATGCACAAGCAACAGCGGCATAAGTAGACCATCCGAATTGACACGCAATGTTTGCACCCGGAGTAAAAAATGCACTTTGTATTCTTTCTAATATAACGCCAGTTTCAGTTATAGACGGATACATTGTAAAACTAACAGTTGCTTTAATTACAGAACCCATTGCACCTTCGTTTGAAGTATCTACACCGGTTAAAATTGGTAACAGAGGAACATTTGATCGTGGGTTGTATAATGCTAACATACCGGTATCAGTTATGTTTAATTTACCACTTGGGAAACCAAGACCACTACAATTTGCCCATGTTTTTTTACCATACACCCAATATAACTTTGGTTCACTTGGTGTTTCTTTTAATTTAAGACGTTGAGCATCAACTATAGCACCCGTTCTTACTTTTGCACCATAAAATGCGCCACGAGCAGCCGTTTCAGCTGCACCCGCACCAGGAGAACGCAAGAATGGGTTGTTTACACCTATACTCCATGCCATGATTACCTCATAAAATTATATTGTTGAAACAATGCACCTATACCGGTAATGTCATCATAATACGGTATTCTTAAAACTATTCCAGGTGGAACCGTTATAGTTCCTCTGCCTAAATTATTTACAATGGCAATTACATACCAATATGATATATCCCCATAATAATCATAAGCAAGATTATCCAATCTATCGCCCATTTTAGAAACAATGTAAACATCTTGATTTTGAGAAAAATCTGGATAAAAAACGGAAGAAAGGCGCGAAACACGCCTCTCTGAACCGTCTGAATTTATTTTATTTACATTCGTTATTAGATTTGTTTGGTCATATCTATTTGGCATAAATTATCCTGTTAAAACTTAATATATGAATAAATATATCTCTAAACGATTTATCAACCACCACCGCCATTTGTGTTAGTGTCTCCACTACCACCAGTATTACCACTCTGTCCAGCTGCAGCATCTGCCTGTGCCTTCAATGACTCTGCCTCTTTATCTTTTTGATCCTGAACATTTTTATTGAATCCTTTTAGATCCTCATTATCTATGTCTTGCTGTTCCTTTGGAGCTGCCAATTTTTGATTAGAGGCCTCATAACCAATCACTTCACCTTTATCATTTTTAACTTCCTTGAAAGGTTTACCAGATCCAAATGCCCGTTCCATTGCTGCATTTGCAAGTGCCTGTGTTTCATCATCGGGATCAGTTCTTTCATAATCCACAACTCCTGGTTCTGTTAATATATCATCGCTGTTATTTGAAGACACTTCATCATCAACTCTGAAATAATTTGTAAGAGCATTATTTGAACGAACTGGTGGTATCAAACCATCACCCAAATCATCATATAATGAATACATAGCACCGTTTCTTTCTGGACGATAATTACCTATTATTGTAAAACCAACGGCAACTTGAATTGTTTTCGGCAATTGAAGTGCACCCGGTCTTGATTCTGCATTTCCATAATTCATGTCTTCTTTTAATTTTGCAGTTTCCCAAGTTCCACCCGCGTTATCGAAAGTGTATGACAATGAATTTATGAAACCAGGAGTTTTTCTGAATAGATGTCCTATATTCAAACGGCAAAGTGGAGCACGCATACGACCAAAACTATAATCGGGTGCAGTCCATGATGCCAACGCGTTAAGTTTGCGCCATGATGCAGCCAATTCATCGCGAGATCCTATGTGAACCGTAAATCCAAAACTAACATCTCTTTCATATGATCCGAATACATAAGTTGGATCTCCTCTACCCATATATTGAACTGGACTCCAACTTGGTTTATGATTATCTGTTATTGTATCAAATGCCGCTCTAAATACAATAGCATCAACAGTTCTTGATTTTATAGGTTTAAGATTTACACTTGTAAAATAAAATGTTATTAAATCCTCTCCGGGAGATAATCCACCTTTATTAAATCTTCCTCTTTCATAAACCATGTCCTCAACTTCTTTCAAATTTTGTAAATCGGTTGTTTGCTTATAGTCTATAATGTTTATGCGGTCACCTCTAAATTCATAACCATCACCCTTTTTTAATACAGCACCATTTTTTGTGTATTGAATGTTAGTTCTGTATGGGTTATCTCTTTTTGCACCGGGCTTTCCTTGTTTACCGAATCCATATCTGGTATCAAGATTATTATTCTTAAAATCTACGATTGAGGGATCATGTGAGAATTTTTTATAGTCTTCATTCTCAATGTCTGATCTAAAATCATTGTAATCATGTAATCTATTGGCATCGCCACGAGGAGCTTTTTTTAACTTTTGATATGAAACTGCTGCGTATTTTTTTATCATACCGTTTGGATCCTGTTCACCTGATGGTGGTCCGCTCAACAAAGTTCTTCTTCCTTCCGAAGGCAAAGTGTTTGATATGTTCGATGAATCGAATACAGAATTTGCACGCAATCTATCTTCATAATCAAAATACTTTGGATTAAATGGATCTCTTGCCTTTATTATAGAATAGACATTTGGTTGAATAAAAGCCGAACTTTGTGGTTTTCCTGTATTTGCATCAGCAATTGGATATTCTTGATTATTGTTTTCAAATTTTGATCCACTCAATAAATAAGAAAGTGCAGTTAATAGACCATCAAAAGTTGATCCATCACCAAGACCCCTCTGTTGTTTCATTCTGCCGGCGTATGTAAAGTCTGTTTCGTTTGCTGATTCTTCTTTTCCAGTTTTAGTTTTTGGTCCAAACCATGTGTCTCTTTTAGCAGTATTTGGATAATTTTCCGGAAGAACACCACTGGTATTATAGATAGTCATAAATGGGTGAGATGATCTTCGTATTTCCGTAACTCCTTGTGGAGATGTTCCGGAATTTGGTCCACCTAAACCAGAAAGTCTTTTTATTATATTAGTTCCACCACCGGCGGCTGCGTTTGATATATCAGAAGATAATTCACTATTTACGGGTATAAATGATGATGGCAATAATTCTGCCATCAATGCAATCAATCTGTTGTATTGATAAAATTGATAAAAGTTTTTATTATTCTGTGCCTGTCTTATGGTGTCTGCATATAAAGATGATCCAACTGATCTAGGAAATGTCATTACATTTTCTTTATCAGAATTTGCAGGATTCATTTTAGTAACAACTGCTTCATAATTATCAGGTCCTGAGTCACTATCGCCGCCGTGACGCAATTGCAATACACGACCTCTTTCCAAATTACCTTCTATTGATAATAATAATGATGCCTCATTATACACTCTTGTTTGAGCAGTTGGTAACACACTAGAATTTGAATCAAATGCGGTTAAACTATCAATCAATGGATTATTGTTGTATAATTGGTCTTGTAATAGTTTCCAAGAAGTTCCCTTTGGTGTTTGTAACCATTTTTCTATTCTTTCCTTATCTGCAAAATTTATTGCAGCAAATTGATCAGAATAACCGCCACCTCTTTCAAAAATTACGTTTGATGCATTGGCATTTTCTCCCCATCTTTCATTTATCGTTTTTCCTTTTATCTGAATACCGCGCAAAATAAATGGTGTTGATGGAGATTCTGGATCAAATTGTAGAGGTGTTCCTCTATATTCTTGATATTGTTTATCAATTTGTCCTTGTGTCAATCCATAAGATGCCAGATAACTACCTTGTGTTGCATTATCTTTCATTGTTCGTTCATACTTGTTTATGTATGAACCAGCTCTGGCTTTTGTTATTATGTTTGGAACTTGATTCTCTAATGATGCAAGTGTTCCTTGTTGAACCCAAGGGCGTTTTCCTAATGATAGTGGAGCAAATTGTTCACCATTAACGGTATTTACTCCGGAAGATGCCCGTCTAGTTGAAATTGTTAATCTCGCATTTTCATCAAGATTGTAAGTCAATTCTGGATTTATTATAGGATAAAGCGTTCCATCACTTTGAGTCATCCTTGGCAAGAAGCCCGCTCTTTCATTTGGTGTAAATCCAAAGAAATTAGTTAATGGTCTTTTTGTTCCAGCAACAGTTACTTTATTTGGTCCATTTTCAGTCGAATGTATTGAATATCCAGCTGCATAATTTGTCACAGTTTTATCGGTATAGAATGTTTGAAACCCTCTACCCGCCTGTGTTGTGTTATTTTTTTGTTGAACATCGATATATTCTTTACCGAGCGGTGTTCTGTATAATCCGAAGTAATTGTTACTTGGAGCAGATGTTCTAAATCCTTTCCATGTAAATGCTGATGATTCAGTTGAGTATTCCGTCAATGGTCTACTGCTTCCTTTTCGCATTGTATCTATTGTGAAACCAGTTTGGTTATCATCTGGAAAATAATTTACACCTACCGGTCTTAAACCGTCAAAATCAAATCTTGATGATTCCGCAATATACTCTGTTTCAGGATTACCGGCACCTTTAGGCATAATATCAATGGTAAATCCAGAATGGTTATCATCGGGAAAGAAACTTTGTCTTGCAGGTCTGCCACCATCAAAATCAAATCTGGAAGATTCAGGATTATATTCCGTATCTGGTCTACTACTGCCTTTGGCCATGATGTCCAAAGTAAAACCAGTTTGGTTTGAGTCTGGAAAGAAACTTTGCAATGCAGGTCTTCTTCCATCAAAATCAAATCTTGAAGATTCTGAAACATATTCTGTTTCTGGTAAACCTTCATTTCTCTTTATGTCCATTGTAAAACCGGACTGATTTGAATTCGCAAAGAAATCAATTACCGATTCTAATGGATTACCAGGTCTTCCACCTTTGAATGTGTAAAAAGAACTTTCATGGAAATACTCTGTTCCAGGTGGTTTACTTGTTCCTTTTGGCTGAATGTTTAGTGTAAATCCAGTTTGATTTATTTTTTCTTTATCAAAGTAATCTATTCCGGCTTCTGGAAATTTTCCTTTGAAAGTAAATTCAGAAGAATCCTTTATGTATTTACTATCATATATTTCAGCAAGTCTATGGAAACCAATGCTTGTAAATTTACCAGGTAAATCAAAATAATTTACTTGTGGTGATTCATCACGACTACCATCCCAATCGAATATGGATATTTCTGGTACATATTTTGTATCATATATTTCAGCAAGTCTGTGGAAACCGGCAGTAGTTACCTTTTTATTTATATCAAAAAAGTTTACTTCTGGAGATGCACTTCTCAATCCATCCCAATCAAATTCAGATGATTCTGGAATATATTTTGTATCTCTTATTGCAGCAAATGTATGAAATCCTGTTGTTGTAAATTTTGCTGGCAAATCAAAATAGTTTACAGCAGGTGCCGCTGCTCTCGAACCATCCCAATCAAAACGAGACGATTCTTCCACATACTTTGATTCATATTCTCTTGCAAAATTATAGAAACCTGCAGTTGTATTTGTTCCCTGTAAGTCGAAGTAATTTACAGCAGGTGCATTTGTTCTAGCTCCATCCCAATCAAATTCTGATGAATCCTTTATGTATTTAGTTTCTTTGAATACAGGAAATGTATGAAATCCGGCAGTAGTAAATCTGCCCAATAAATCAAAATAGTTTACAGCAGGAGCATTTTGTTTGTTTCCGTCAAAATCAAATCTTGAAGAATCTTTTATGTATTTGGTATCATTTAGAGCCGCAAAATTATGAAATCCTATATTTGTAAATTGATTTTGTAAATCAAAATAATTTACAGCAGGAGCATCTTGTGTATTAGTATTCCATGTATACAACGATGATTCTTTAATATATTTTGTTTCCAAGAAAGGAACAAATATATCAAATCCAGATGTAGCATTCTTTGCAGAAATATCTAAATAATTAACAAAAGGAGCATTTTCTTTTGTTCCAATCCAAGTAAATCTTGAAGAATCTGGAATATAAAGAGATTCGTATGGTTGAACGAATGATGTAAAACCATCAAATGTTTTTTGAGATGTTAAGTCAAAATAGTTTATAGCAGGAGCGTCCGATCTAGATCCACCCCAACCAAATTCTGATGAATCAGTTATGTATTTTGAATCAAATTTTTGTGCAAATCTATGGAATCCAGCATTTGTAAACGCCTTAGATTGATCGAAATAATTTGATTCCGGAGAATCTCCTAGAGCAATTCCTTTCCAAACAAAATTAGAAGCATCCAATACATACTTTGAATCCATAAAAGATGCAAAATTATGAAAACCCATAGTTGAACTTGCACCGGTCAAATCAAAAAAGTTCACAGATGGTGATTGTTGCGCATTACCGTCCCAATCAAGATAAGAAGATCCTTCAATATAACTTGATTGACCTAATTCTGCAAACTTTGTAAAACCATCCTTCGTATGACCTAATTCCACATCAAAGAAATTAACTTGTGGGGCACCCACTCTATTTCCTGTCCAAGAGAATAAAGAAGATTCCGTTTTATATTCCGTTATTTGATGTGGTGCAAATACACTAAATCCACCGAGAGTGTTTATATTGTTACCGTCAAAATAATTTACACCTGTGATTTTAGCAAAATCATATTGGGACGTATTTGGTTGGTATGCACTATCTTCAGAATTAACTCTTATTTGAAAACCAAATGCATTTTTATCAGAAAAATAATTTGTAAACGGACCATCATCCGAAGCACCAGTCCAAACGTATTGAGAGAAGCCAATATATTTACTATCACCTAATTGTTGTCTTTGATTGAATCCGATTGCAAATTGATTTGAAAAGAAATTAACTTCTTGTAAACCAAGAACTGAATATAGAGAATCCTGTGGCTTTTCATGTCTTCCTGCAGGAAATGTTGGTGTTATTCCGTCAAGATTAAATTGACTATTATCGGAATCGTGGATTGTTTGACCTTCATATCGAATTGGACCCTTATCATCATCATCTATCATTTTTTCCAATTCAGATGTTCCAACGAATCTAAAAGGAAGATTGTCTATATTAAACTGACTGTTATCTCCCGTATGAATGGATCCTTCTTGAACACGCAAAACATTTATATTTGGATTTACAACCAAACCTTCCTTTACAGTTTCAGTTATTATATTTGGAACCTGCTCCTGGCGATCAAAACTCAACGGTTTAATCAATGGTTCAATATCTGGAATAACAATGTTATCTAATGCATCATTTACATTTTTTGTTATTTCTATTGAATTTTCATTTCTATCGAAAAATTGAGGCGGTCTTGTTATTGCAATCAATGGATTTGTTATGTTACCAATTGGTGATAATATATTTTTATTTATTACAACCGCTTCGTCTTCTCTATTAAAACTTTGAGGTGGTCTGTTTATGTTAGTTTTTGGATCAATAACATTATCAGTAGCATCATTTGGATTTGTATTTATAGTTGGACTTGTATCGTCTCTTTCAAAAGAAAGTGGTCTTCGTGTAATATCGGTATCGGATCTATTATTATTTTGGCCAGGATTTGTTGGATTTATTTCAATATCCGAATCATTTAGTCTGCTAGAAAATCTAGTTTGTCTTATACTTGAAAATTTTGATTCTATTTGTTCAAGACCAATACCACCTGCAATTGGCGAAGCAACTTCTACGGCGGCCGGAGAAAACTGTGAAATGGCATTTATCAATAAACTTTCTATTGGATTTTGAACAATATCATCCAATTTTGTAGAAGATAGTCTATCCTCCAATCCAATTCTTTTATCTGATGGAATTACAATATCATCCAATTTAGTCGATTCTAGTTTATCTTCTAATTTGGTTTTTACTGGTTTCTGTATATTATCAAGGTTCGTTGTTCCCAATCTTTTGGTAACATCAGTTTTCTTTGGTTTTTTAATATCATCTAATTTTGTTGTTCCCAATTGACTGGTAAGACTAACAACTTTTGGTTTACTTATTTTTGGAACTTCTTTGTAAAGACCATCTGTAATCGGTTGTTGTGTTGCAAAGTTTTTATCATTAGTGGCAGATGATGCTTCTGGACTGCTTTTGCCTTCCTTTGAAACCTCACTTCTATATTTTGATAAATCAGATTTTAAGTCTACTAATGACATCGTTTACACATCCTTTTTAATACAGCAATAAATATCTTATTATGACATTTTATTAGGCGGTTCTACCAAAACTATCTTCAACATTATATGTTTTCTTTATGTTTATTGATTTTCTTATTTCTTCTACCGTTTTATCACCAAACTTAATAACAGTTGGTTGATTTGCAATTGCACTAAATAATCCAATCAATTGATCCAATTTAGCTTCAACTCCACCCATACTATTACCACCACCGGCGGCACCACCACCGGCCGCTCCACCTGCACCTGCAAGACCAGTTCCACCACCAGCCGCTCCCGCAGGTTCTTCTACTTTCTGTGATGGTTGGAATACTGCCTGCAATTTACCTAAATTGCCCATTGCTTCTGGTTTTATGTTTGAAAGTTCATTCAACTTTTCAATATCCAAATCATCAATGGCATCTGAAAGTTTTGCGAATTGTTCTTCCAACTTATCTATACCTGAAACATTTGATAAATTTCCAAGTGCCTGTGCAAATTGTGCAACCCCGGCGGTATTTGCACCAATTTTACTAAAATCTATTTTTCCAAATGCCTCTAAATCTTCATAATCTAATTCTTCAAATGCATCATCTAATGCATCGAATACACTCTCTAATGGTGCAACTTGAGCAATAACAGTTTTTGGATCAATGTTTTGGAATGAATTTAATCCAACAAGTAAATTCTCTCCGGCTTTTTTAATACCTTCTTCACCAAGTTTAGCAAATGCCTGTATTCCTTCCAAATCTAATTCTGCAAGTGCATCTTCAAATAAATCAAATGTATCTTCTATTGCACCAAAATCTATGTCTTTGTTTATGCCAATTAACGAGTTCATACCGGCAACTAAATTAGCACCAGCTTGTCCTAATGTGGCGTTTCCTAATTGACCAAAAGCAGCAAGTTGTTCAAAATCTAATTCTTCTAATGCATCATCAAGATCATCAAATGCATCTTCGAGTTTACTTAAATCTATTTTATCTGCAACAGAACCCAAAGATTCCATTCCCTTGCCTAAGTTTTCACCAACTTGTGTTAAGTCACCCAACTTTGATAATTCAGTTATAGCACGAACTATCTCGTTCATACCTGCACCAAAAGCAAAAGCACCTGCACCTAATAAAACCATTGCCGCTGCACCAACTGCAATAAATGGAGCGGCCATACCCAATCCAACTGCTATTGCGGAAAATGCAACTAAAGCAACACCAGCTTTTGCCAAATCTTCCCAACTAATACTTGTAAAGAATTGTAATCCTGCACCGATAACATATAGAGCTGCACCGAGAACTAACATAGCGGCTGCACCTATTATCATATCTGCACTTGCCTTACTCATTAAATAAGCTACACCGGCAAGACCAAGTAGTGCAACTCCTGCCTTTGGTATTGCAGCCCAATCTACTTTCATAAATTCTTGCAATGCCTTAGCAACAACAAACAAAGCAGCAGCAAGAATTAAAATAGCAGCTGCACCTTGCATCATTGCCACGGGATTTATTGTGCTCATAAACCCACCTAATCCTCCACCTGGAGGTCCTGCGGGAATAGCACCGGCTGCGGAACTAGCAACACTTGCCGCTTTTCCAGCTGCACTTGCTGCCTTTGCCGCTTTACCTGCACCAGTTATCGTATCTTTTAATTTACCGGCCTTACCTGCAACACCACTAAATGCTCCACCTAAATTTTCCGCAACAGATCCTGCCAAACCTTTTACACCGGCCATGAGTGGACCTTTAACAACATTAAATAATCCACCGGCAGCTTTTCCAGCAAGACTGAACCCGGCGGCTATACCACCAGGACCTACAATCTTTAATGCAAGTATACCTATACCGGCAGTTGTTGGACCCAAAAATGAAAATGCACTACCAGCAACACCTGCTATTGTGCTAAATTTGCTTATGAGTCCTGAAATCATTTCTATTATTTGTGGTAAATTCTTTATCAATCCTTGAACAGCTGCCATCACCTTCGGTAATGCCTCTTTAATACCGGCAGCAATAGCATTCATATCAATGCCGTCTAGCATCTTTTGGAAAATAGAAACTTTATCACCGCCTTCTTCCAACCCACTAACCATTTGAACAATGGCATCTATTACGGGAGCAAACTTTTGTTTTAACTTTTCAATGGCATCTGTCATTGCTTCTTTCAAACTAGCAGAACGTTTTTCCATTGCAAGTTGTTGAATATAATCTTTTTGACCCTGATTTTTGGCATTTGCCATTTCTTTTTCTAATTCCGCGGCAGTTTTCATGTTACCAAGTTTTTCTGCATAATCGGCATCAATTTCGGCATCTTTTAATTTTTGAGCATTAGTAAGCATTTCTGTCATTTCCTCAACAGACATACCCATTGCTTTTGCGAATGCCTCTTGTTGAATTACATTCATGTTCTGGAATTCTTCCAAAGAACCGGCTTTATCTAACAATTCTTCTTGTAAATTGAATATATCACCATTCATTGCCAATCTTCTTGCAGTATCAAGATTCATGTTTCTGCCGGTGATTGCCTGTGCTTCAAATTCCGCAGTTAATGAACTTTCCAAATCCAACATTCCACGACCAATATCTTTTATCTTTTTTAGATCAGTTCCGAGTAACTTTGCCTTTTGAGCAGCTGCTACTAATTCTCTTGATGTTCCCTTAAATCCTATAGCAACTTCCTTTGGAATGCCAGCAAGAACTTTCATGGATTCTTTGGCATTCATAACACCCTTACCCATATCAACAGTTTCTTTTACAAGTTTATCCATTGATGTGCCAGTAATGGTAGCAATATCTTTTATGTTAGCAATTTCCTGACCAGACAGTCCGAATTGAGTTGAAAGAACAGATGCTTGTTTTACAAAATTTTGCATCTCTTTATTACCGGACATAATTTGTGAAGCAACATCTACACCGTTAAATGCCTCACTTGCAATCGATATACCCGCAGCAATTTCTTTTGAATTTATGCCAGTGATTTTCATTTCATTGGACATTTTTGAAGTGAGTTTGTATAATTCACCGGCTTCTTTTTTACTCAATGCAAAGTCTTTACCCATTTGAGCAATTGCAGCATCTGCCTCTAATAATAGACTGCCAACTTTTTTCAAGCCACCGGCTAATAATCCAAATCCACCAGTCAATGCACCCAACCCCATACCCGCAACTAACTTTGGTGCCATTGCAATTAAACTACCCAATCCTTTAGCACCTTCTTTGAATGCATCTTTGAAATTACCTTTAATTCCACTTTGTATTGCATTGGTAAAAGATTTATTCATATTATCGGCAGTTTTATCTATTCCGAGTATTTTTGTAATCTGTTCACCACCCGGAAGATTTTTAACCCATCCAGTCATAGAAGTTCCAAGTTTTGATCCAACACCTTGCATTATTTGAACTTTTGCAGTTTGTTTTTCTATAACTTTATTTTGTGCCTCTATGGCTGCAAGTTTTTCTTCTTCTAATTTTATACCCTTTAACATTACTTGTTGATCTGCTGCATTCAAACCTAACAAATTATTTTCAACTTCATACTTTTTAACAGCAAGAGCTTGTCTTGCCTTATCAGTTTCTACTATCTTTGCCTGACCTTTACTAATCAATCCGGTTTGGGAAACAGATTCTTGGAACAAATCGGAAATATCGTTGTTTATGTTTCGCATTTCTGATAAAGTTCCAGTAAATGAATCACTTGTATTGTAACTATCTTTGATGGAATCGCTTATTCTATTCCAGTAATTTGATGCCTCTACATTTACCTTATTACCTTCCGTTAGGTTTTGCACATACTTTTTGGATTTATCATTCATAACACCAATTTGGGCACCCACATCAACTGAAACATCCCTTTGCTGAATAGCAAGATCAAGGACATCTTCTGCGAGATCAGATCGTTTTTTATCGAGTTTTTCTTTTTTTTCTTCTTTTGATAACCCGTCTTTTGTTCTTTCTATTGTTTCCTTTTGAAACTTCTCTGATTTTTTGTTCCTATTTTCCGTGTCTTTTTCTATTTTCTCTATTTTTTTGCGTACTTCTTCTTCCTTCTCTACGGAATCCATACGAAGTGCATCGAGTGTTACTAGTTTTTTTATATTTTCTATGGATTTTTTCTCAGCAGAATCCATCTTTAGCTTTTCATCAACGATTTGTTTTTCTAATTCAAGTCGTTGTTGAGTAAGTTTTTTGAGTTCTTCCGCTAATTTTGCGTCTTTTTGTTCTGCCACTTTTTTCTTCGATAATCATAAAAAAACGGTTTACATATTCTATAAATATGTAAACCGCAAATTTATCGTCTTGGTGTTGGTGGTTTATTGAAAGTTGGCATATTTACTTTTTGTTTTGCAACTTCTTGTTGTTCTGCCTTATTTTTTTCTTCCAATACTTTTTTGACTTGATTTATGTAAAATCTTCTCAAATGAATCGGTAGATTGTAAACTTCATTCCAAGTAAAACCGCCTTTTCCGTGATAACATAAAGAAAAAATTTCTTCATGTAATCCTAATCTATAATCAGGTGCCAGGCCAAAAAAATGATACCTCAATCGGTACGTCTATCTCCTTCATCTCACCAGTTATATCCGAAACAAATGTGAAAGTCATGTCTAAATCGGGTGAGATTTCTTTAATATATGACCTCAATGCCCTTGAATCAGCTGCAAATAATTCATTATCAACAAAATTGTTTACAGCAACTCTACCTCGCTCACCATCAACCGATGTAATAATATGTTTGAGTCTTGTTGTTAATTCCTTATCAATTCCTGTTTTAACTATTGTTTTATTTAAGGATTTGATTTCATTCTGAACTTCTTTTTCCAAACCATGTGACATAAATCTGAAAGTTATATTTCGTTTGGATATTGGTAATTCAAAATCAAATTCGGTTGCTCGGTTCTCAAACGGCGAATAATCGACCTCCTTGTGCTCAATTTGAGTTAAATCTATTGTAACTTTTTGTTTGTTTCCTGGCGCAAAAGGATCATCAATCTGAACTGTATAATCCTTTCCATATCCCAATACTCTCGCAGCAACCATAACCGCATTTTTATCACCAACATATAAATCATTGTAATTGACTGGAGTAACAATCAAAGACTCAAACAATTTATCTAATACCACGCCTTGCTTAATCAAATTTTGTGATGTTAAAATATCTTCTTCTCTAGCAGTCATATATTTCATTTCTATTATACCATCTGCAAGTGGATGTCCTTCTGGATACATAAGACCTCTCGATGGCAATGGAATAATCTCTGTTGGAAAATTTGATTTTTTAACTGATGTTTGTTTGTGTTCGGCCAGAAGTTGTGCTTTAATATCTGCATCCGAAACCGCTTCTTCATTGGCTATATTATAGCCGGTTGGAATTTTTGTCATAACTAAAATCCTATAACATTATTTGTAATAAAACGCTTTATTTTACTAATATAAATATGGGTACACCGAAAAAATCAGTATACCCGTATTTTATTTCAATTTCAATATGATAATACAAATTGTATTAGTATTGGAGGATGGCATAATCGTATGCAAGTGTGAGAGAAATCTCAACAAAAGCATCGCTTGACCAATCCATATCACCGAATGTGGTTGCAGTAATGAAAGCACCTTTAAGTGTCCATTCTTCAACCTTATCACCAACAGGACCGAGAACATGAAGTGTTATGTCTTTCTTGTAGAAGTCAGAATAACCATCACGACCTGTTACAGATTCGTGTGATAAACGCACCCATTCCATAACTGCCTGAGCAGCGGATGGAACAATTGGATCATACAATTTAATAGAAACATCTTGCCACTCACCCTTTCCCTTTACTTTACGTTTGACATTGATATGGTCAAGTGTGATTGGATTGAAACTGATGTTTGGTCTACCAGCACCCTTTACCAAATATGCAGGAACACCCTCAATATACATAATAAATCGGTTCTGTAATTTTGGCTCAAACGGTGTGAAAAAAATTTCATTGGGATCGAGTAATTCAGCCATTTATATCTCCAAATTAAAAATATCTTCTTAAATAAATATACAACTTTGAAAAAATAATGGGGAGAGTATTTCATCTCCCCACCCATATCAATTAAGCACCAGGAAAAGCAGCACCAGTAGACTGAATGTTAAAGTCAAGTATGACAAATTCAGCAGTCTTGGCAGGTTGTAAGAACAACTGGCCGTATAAGATGTTGCGGTCGATAATATCAGGTGTGTTGTTACTTTCATCCATGATAACACGGAAAGCATACAAACCTTGACGTTGTTGAATTGACTCCAGATAAGGAGTTACAATGTTCAAGAATCTTGAGCGTGTTTGTGAAGTAT